CTTGCCCTTTGCCTTGCCCTTTGCCTTGCCCTTTGCCTTGCCCTTGCCCTTGCCCTTGCCATTAGCCTTAGCCTTAGCGGTGAAACCGAAAAGTACTCGGAACTGTGTCTTTGTCAACATTATTACCCACTACCTATATTTTATTTTGGGCTATTTCTATTTTCTGGAATGTCTGGCGTGCGTTCTCAAGTTTCGATATCCACTTTAGTATTTCCCGCTGCTGGAAGTTCCTGCTTTTGAGAAATGCAGTCAGGGTTGTGCTGTTCATGGGCGACAGTTTCAGCAGGACATCGATCGGAACATGATCAGCCAGGAAAATATTCCTGGCTTTAGAATATTCGAATGTCTCTGGTTCCTTCACCACATCCGCTTTGAGTAATTCCTCAATTGTTCCGTATTTCGCCATGTATTTGAACGCACTCACCGGCCCCACCCTTGGGATAGTCCCGCAGAAATCACAGCCAGAGAGGATACACATATCGACAAATGATGAATAGGACAGTCCCAGAATGGTGAGTATTTTGTCTAGGCAAAACACTTCGACGTGATCCTTCTTGTGAGTCGTCTTATTAGAGAGCCGAATGACCCGCATTCCTCCAAAGGGGAACGCATCGCTGTCGTCCGTTACGCAGTAATCACACAGACCCGTCCTCTGAAGGTAGGCACAGGTCTGCTCCGCTTCTCCTGGGGATTCTACGACAGGAATCCCCAGGATATCCAAAAGTTCAAGGACGCTGGACTTCTGAACTGCGGTGACCTTCACTATCTGATTCCTATAATGTTCAATGCTTTTATTACACGCTTCGATTTCGGCCCTTTCCGTGAGGTTGGGCAGCTGCTCCTCTAGGGCTTCCACCTTTGCATACAGTTTCCGCTTGTCCTCCTTCCGCTTGTTCAGGGTGTGCATCTTCTCGTCCGGGGGATCACCATCGAATACAAACACTGGGAGGATGCCGCCGCCCAGGAAGGATACCACTTTGTTCATGAAACCGGTCGTATGTGAGTGTTCGTAGGTCTTCGAAGCGTGGCTGAATTTGTAGAGCAGGATACTCGAATCTATAGCATACTTGGATCCCACCATATCGGTATCGGAAACGTAAATTTTAGCTTCGGGTGCCTTTTTCTGAATGAGATTGGTCAATCCACGAACACCCATCTTTGAGTGTAATGGATTTAATCCTTGTGGTATAATAGACGCTTAATCTTAATCTGTATCGGAGTCCAGAAGACATCCTTGGTTTTTCACTATCTCCTCCTTGCGCTTGCGCTCTTCGTCCTTAATGATTGCCTTGTCGCACGCAGCTTTGATCGTTGCGTATTTGGGGTGTGTGTGTATTCCACTGTCCCTGAATTGCATGACCTTACTCCAGAAATCCTTGAAAAGATGGGCTCGAGCGTTGATCCAGTCGTGGTCGATGTAAAACCGAGTGATAAATAGCTCTTGTGTCTTGGGCAGGTATTCAATGAAGTCGGCCTTCTTGCACTTACATATAAGCATGTTGAGTTGAACTTGCGACACGTAGTGCTCCGGGCACACGCCCTGGATAGGCTTGCGCCGAAACGGGCACTTGACCTCAATGAGAACTGGTTCTGCAGTGTCGTCGCAGCCCACTGGGAGGGCGATGCCGTCAGGACTTCCAGCCAGAAAATTGAGCTCGGGATCGCCACCTTCCCTAGGAACGGCTTCGTAGGGGATGAGACCGAACTCGTGATTGACCATGCCCATGACACTGCAGTAGCGTTCGATGGCTTCGTCTTCGTAGCGCTCTCCGTGCCTCGTTGCGATGTTCCCAGTGAACGGCTTGGAGATGCCGCACTTTTTAAACACCAATTCATCGTAGCTCGAATACGGATTTGTCCCGAGCGCACTCGCAGCGTCACTGCTCGTCAGGTATCCTTGTCGCTGTTTCAGCCATTCGGGGGATTTCTGCTTATGCTGCGGAATCGCCTTGATAGTAGCAATTAAGGGATGCATGTCTGATATAAGTTATACAATAATTAATAATGATTTACGTCCTTAATTCGTTCAATTTAAGTAATTAGTAACAGCAGTTGTAGGTAAACAAACAATGCCTTCTACTAACAATGTATCGAAAAAATCCTTTGAGGCCGCTGTGGCCCGTATCGTTGCGCTGGAGAAGAGCGTCAAGGCTCTTGAGGCGGCCCCAAAGGCGAGTGCCCCCAAAGGCGATGGCTCTGTGGCGAAGAAGGTCGCCGACCTCGAGAGCCGCATCGCCAACATAACACTATCGTCCCTTAAGGACGTCTCCACAAACGGTGCGACCAACAATGCCGTTCTTGGGTTCGATGCGTCATCGGCATCGTGGTCGGCCCTGAACGAAGAGTAAAATGTATTTTTATACAAACTTAAGATATTATTACTAATAATATTATCTCAAGGACAATGGAACGAAACTTCTCTTATGTGCGGAACGGCATCCCGCCCCCGGCCTGTGACATATATTATCTCTGGGAAACGGATTACGGAAGAAGTTTGGGGGGAGACACCAACTGGACAACGTATTGGGTGCACCCAGAAGTAAAGGATGGAGACCCCTGTATGTTCGACAGGAAAATGTGTTGGATGTACACCGGTAAGGTTCCCAATAACCCTACCCGCAGAGACACCGAGCAGTTGATTAGCCAGCTGGAGAACATTAAATTTTCGGTAAGCGTCAGTAGCGTGTTCGAAGCATGGAAACGGGTGAGAAGCCAGCCGCTGCGCCCACAGGGCCTTCGCACTCGAATGAAAACGAGACTCTTCTTGAGAAAGGTTGTGAAGGCGTGGAAACTGGTAACCGTAAGAGCGAAGCTTGCTAAGTTCAGGGGGCTAAAAACCGTTTAGAGACCTATTCCTTAAAGATATATGAGTAAAAGATCAATATAACCAGCTATGAATGACCTGCAACAGGAGGCGCTCAATTGCGTGGAGGTCGGGGCCAATGTATTCCTCACGGGCTGCCCCGGGACCGGAAAGACCTACTGTCTCAATGAGATCATCAGGCACTGCAGGCAGAAAACAGCGAACATCGGCGTCACGGCTGCGACGGGGTGTGCATCCGTTCTTTTGAATGGGTCTACACTTCATTCATTCTTGAGCGTCGGTCTTGCAAGGCAGCCTGCCGGCGACCTCTACGACAAGTTAGTCAGTCAATACTACCCTGCGAAGGTAGAAAAATGCAAGCAGCTCCGACAGCTCCGGACCCTCATCATTGACGAGATAAGCATGATAAACGCCGAACTGCTGCAGAAGGTGTCCGACTACCTCAAGCTTCTAAAGAGGAGTGACCTCCCCTTCGGCGGCGTGCAAATGATCCTCGTCGGCGACTTCTACCAGCTGCCCCCGGTGTCAGGAAAGTTCTGCTTCGAGGCGGCCGTGTGGCAGGAGGCTGACCTGTTCACCGTGGTGCTTGAGGAGCAGATGCGCCAGATCGGGGACGTCGTGTTCAAGGACATCCTTGGTCGGGCCAGGACCGGGAATGTATCTACGGAGGACTTGCAGACCCTCGCCTCCTGCAAGGGTGCGGAGGGGGAGGTAAAGTATACCAAACTGTATTCCCTCAATGTAAACGTCGACGACATCAATGGTGCCGAGATGAAGAAACTCATGCGGCAGACCCCCCGACCAGAGTGCCGGAAGTTCAAGATAGACAACAAGGACAGCATCCTGCTGTGCATCGGTGCTCAGGTGATGATCACGCGGAACATTGACACCGAAGGAGGTATCGTGAACGGCACCCGTGGCGTGGTCAAGTCGTTCTTGAGGATGGACAACAAGTATTGCATAGGCTTGACGCTGGTCGATGGTGGAGAGTACTTCCTTTCCGAATACGAGTTCCGTGACGACGAGACGGAACAGATTCTCTACGTGGCAATGCCCGTGAAGCTGGCCTGGGCAATGACAATCCACAAGTCACAGGGATCCACCATCGACTGTCTTGAGATTGACCTAGGATCGAGCGTCTTCGCCCCGGGGCAGGCATACACGGGCTTGTCGAGGGCGGTCAGTCTCGACAGGGTCCGCATCACCGATATCAGCCCCCAGGCGTTCAAGGTGAGCCGCAAGGTGGAGAAGTTCTACGAGGGTCTGGCAATGTAACGAAATTATATATTTAATAATCACGCACTGGGCTTGATCCAAGACTTGCTCGCAGCTTTAGGCGTTTCGTCTTTGGTTTCGGAGGCACCAGTCGGTGTCTCAACGTCTTTCTCGCTGGCGTCGTCCTCCAAATCGAGCACTCCTGCTGGGGTGTCGACTGTATCGACTGGAATCGGTCTGTTCGCTTTGAGGTCGTACGGCTCCATTCGCATTCGTTCCATCTCTGCGTTGAGCTTGCGACATGTTTTCATGAACGTTCTCTCGTTCTTCTGCATCTTCACAATGTTGTCCTGGGCCCTCTTGAAGTACTTCTGGCGCACGTCGGGATAGATGGTGGCCTCTGCCTCTTGCAGGGATTCTCGGTAGAACTCCATGACTTCGTCGATGTACATTTTCTTCGCCGCAGCCTCGTCGACGAAGCTGAGTTCTTCCTGCAAGCGCCGCATGCGGGTGGCGGTGTGGTTGAACTTCTCAGACGCCTTCGTAAGGGTCTCCATCCTTTCCGGGTACTTCCTGAATTTCATCAGGGAACTCACAATGGCGGTGAGCGTAGAAATACCGATTGGAGCTATTTTAGCCAAGTTCGAGATGGTCTTACCATAAACAGTTTCATCGGTCAGCTGAAGGGTGCTTTTCAGGGTTTCGGTGAAGGCTGTTGCTAGACTGAGAATGATAATAGTTTTGTTGAAGCTGTCGTTCTGCTTTTTGAGGCTCTCGTGATGCAACGATATCGCATCCCTCTTGCAGCGAATTTCGTAGAGCTTCTCCCCAAGATCCACGTGTAGGTCCAGAACTGGAGGCTCTACGACTACGATCCTTGTCGCCCCTCCTCCTATATCGACGTTCCGGAGATGATGTATTCCATTACTGCTCATAATATTACAAGAGGCAGAGATATTAATCTGTTTTTATTATAGGTTTTAGGTATTAGCATAATTATATAACAAATGAACAGCACTATGGAGTATCGACCCTTCCCGCCCTCCCTAAAGCTCATCATTTCCGATGACGTGTATACATTGCGGTGCGAAACCGCCGTGCCCACCAACACGTGCCTGGGTATGACGAGCATTCGTGACAGTGAGAATCTCACGAGTGTGCGCACACCGCTCGGTGCGTTCGTGACGAATTCGCTGTACGACTACAACTGCTGTATCCGTAGTACCGATCTGAAAACATTCTATCTGTGGACACTGCGCACTATCGAACCTGGGGAACACATAACGATTTTATAATTACATGAACGTCTCGTAGAAAAACTTTATGGAAATTGCCAATAAAACGGAAAAGTTCATTCGCACGGTATTTATCCACTGCGGTAGGATATAACCCCTTTTCATAGCATCCATATCTTGTGTAGACATGAGTGAAAGTGCCCAAGTATGTCTCTCATCTAATTTTAATAAATTATTTTCATACGCAGTTAGAATACATCGTTTATAAATGATTCCACCTATCAGACAGAGTTGTAGCAGAATAACCAAAACGATTTCAATGCCAACAGACGTATAAATACGCAGAAAAAGTAGTGAATAAAACCTACAAAATATCCGAGACAGTTCGGTGTTTCGTAATCTATATCGAGAATATAACGCTTCATCGTCAGAATTATAGACGCCAACACGGTTACTTGTAACATTTTTCCATTCCCTTTGAAACGTGTTTCATCTTGATGTTTATAAATATTATTATTACAATTTAATGTACTCGGCTTTGTTGCTTCGCTTGAAGACGAACCAACATCGGGGAAGATACGACAAATGCTTCATGCGCTGGAGATACTTCATGAGCACTCGCAACACCACGTCGATTTCGGGTCGACACACTGGGGAAGATCCAGGAGAACGCAGGCGAGGGTCGTTGTCAGGGTCAAATATTGCCTGCAGAACCCCCAGTTCGCTGGCTGTGGCGTTCGGGAAGATTTCGACCATCAGGCCCTGGGCGTGCAAAAGAAGCGACTTGGCCAATGTTGGATCGGCGTGTTCGGGAGGCTGGACCCACCTGCCTGACACGTCCAGGTGTTCGTAGGCGAATGCCGAAATGCGGTCCATCGTTGGGAGCAGCCAGAAAAGGACGAATACGCCAAGTGACCAGGCGCACGACCGGGTATTGCACGGCGTTTCGGTAGGGCAGGGGTAATCGTCAGGTGCCCCGTCGAGTGGCCAGCACTCAATCGGTGGGTAGGTGGACGCCTCCGTAGCCTTGGAAAAGGTCCGGAGGCCGTCGATGTCAATAAGCTTGACCTCCTTCACGACGATTTTGCCGGCGAATGATAGTCTTACGTTGCACATAATATTTGACAGTTTAAGGTCCAGATAGCCAAGCTTGGCCTTGCTGAGCCCCCGCAGGGCGATGCATATTTTATACAGCGCATCGAAGCGCACAGCCCTAGAGGGAAGAGTGAAATCAGACGGCTTTGTCAGAAGCAGAGCCCTGAAGCTGGTGAATTCGCTATCCAATAACTCCATGGCGACGAACCTGAACGTGCGAAAACGCCCGAGTGGCTTCTGTTCGATGATGTAGCGTTTCAGGCTTTTCCGGTGCGGGGTGGTGAGGTCCTGGAGCCAGACATCGGTTGACTTCGGCTCGCACCCCGGCTCCGTAACCTTTACAGCAAATGACCCGAACTCGTTACTGTACTCGAGGACTATGCCGTTCCCCCCCTGTCCCACCCTGCGGCACGGGTAGAAGGCCTGGTCTGGCGTCTCTATCACTACAGGAATACACCAATATTCTCCGTACGCCTTGATCTTGACCACATCGCTGTGGTGGTACACGTTTGTCGAGTCCCCCACCAAATCCCTCACCTCTATCATTTGATATTAGAATATAAAATTCCTTTGGGGGGCTCCCAGGACTGCTGAAACTGAATATACGACTCCTTGCGGGACTGGGTTTCATTGTATGTATAATATATTATATAAATATTACTCTAAGTATTCATTTAATACATTTCTTGGTTACCCTAGGGAAGTGCCCGCCCGTCTCTGTAGGTCTACACACACAAAACAATGCTTACACAATACACCACCATCTCCGGGGGGCCGCCCGACGCCAGCGGGGGCTTCGAGGAATGTAAGTTCAGCGAACCCAGCAGCGCCGAGCGCAAAGAAGCAAGCGACAAGTTGCTCCGCACGGTGTGTGAAAGACTGCGAGACAGCCGCCAGGAGGCGAGGATGGCGAGGGCGGGCGCATGGGCGGTGGGGCCCCCCCGACTTAAACTTTTCTAAATTAAATATTAAAAACACGGTTACCCCCGCATGGCGAACCTTCGGGCCACGTCGCTCGGGCGTTCGTACGATTGATTGAGGGATTGGCCGCTCAAGCCGGATCCTACGGTGCCGGGAATGCTCGTCGTGATGCGCTTCTCATTCTGCACCCGGAGCAGCTGCGTTATCACCGGGTCGAGTTCCTCTGGGTATCCTACGCTGGCTGCCGTTGTGACAGGGGAGACAAAGGTCTCCAGAGGTTTTGCTGCGTACGCACTCGAAACGGTGCACACCTTGGTCTTGATCCGCTTAATCTTGAAGCCAGTCTCTGGGTTCCAGAACATTTCAACCAGGATGGGCGTTGCGAAACTCCTGTAATGGTTGTATAACATGGCCTTGAGTTCAAAGTACTTTACATTCTTTCCCCGGTTAACCGTCCCTGTGAGATCCATGATGCGAAGCTTCCCCAGGGCGGTATTGGAGGTATTGTTTACAATTTCCTGCGTTAGAAACTTGTGAGAATCCATAACCTCGTCCTGTTCCAAAGGGACGGAATCCCCCAAGCTGGTATCTTTGTAGTCCAAGTGGGGCGAACTCATTCGTGCGAAGACCCCACATAGAGAACTATCGTACATCGACGGCTTAGGTATGTAGGTGTGGATATCCTTCGGGCCTTGGGCACGGGCGGCACGTGCGGGGGCGGTTTCCCCTACTTGCGTGAAATTCCGTGTGGCACACACACACGCTAGATACAGCACCAGAAGAGCTGCGATAATGTATACCTGTTCCGCCATTGCTTTTGATAGTAGACGAATATTTTAAAGTATTCCAATAATCGAAAATGGTATAAAGTATGAATACAATACTATACAACAATGCCGACTGCCGACGACCAAATACTACTTTTTTACAGCAGGAGATGCAATCACTGCTCCAGGTTCATAGAGGAGGCTAAGAAGATTCCAGATCTCTCTCAGAAGATCAATATGGTGGAAATCGAGAGGAACCAGGGGAAACTGCCACAGTGGCTGCAGAGCGTGCCGACCTTACAGACAACGGAGGGAGTATATTCGGGGGAAGCCCTGTTTAAGTGGCTCGCCGACAAAAGCAAAGCGCCCGAACTTGGTCCCTCTCCTGCGATGGGAGTAAAGGGAGGCTTTGAGCTCAACCCCTATACCTCTCTATCTGACGAGGAAATCCATTCGAATTTCACCGTGATCGGTCAGGCTAATGGATGTACCAATGTAGACGAAAAGAAGGTTCAGGACCACACCAACATGGACCTGGACAAGCTACAGGCAGCGAGGCAGGCAGACCTGAGAGACCTGATGTGAGTGTATCGAAATTCCTTAAGTACGCAACACAAACCAATAAGTCTTCGGGACATATTGGTTCGTTTTGTTTTATTCGATTGCTTAAATTATTATTCTGGGCTTACTTTGAGACCCGGAGCTCGACTTGGAGCTCGACTTGGAGCTCGACTTGGAGC